ATTTTCTTTGTATTACTCCCGTTCTTTAGAGCTGTTGGTGACAGTGGTATGCGAACAGTGTCTGCGGACATCAGTAGAGATGAGCAGATCCACGTAGCTTCGAATACACTTGTATGTAAAGAATTGAACCTTGAGGCATCGCCTTCACTCGACAAGCTGCGTAAAGCAACGATCAACTGGGTGATGCAGCCGTTGAAGTACAACGCAACCGATAGAAAATTGAATAAAAAATTTTGGCTAGATCAGAGTGACAACCTGATGTATCAGGGTAAAGCACCTGAACTTTCCTTTACAAAAGCAAGCAGAGTACCTGCATTCTTTGAGCACAGCAATGTCAACCTCCCTCAATATGCTTGAAACCGTGGGCATCCAAGCCCGTGGTTTGCTACAAGAATTAGAAGAAAGATTTCCACCAGTAAACCCCAGTCCCTACGATCAGGACAGAGAGATTATGTACTCTGCTGGTCAACGAAGTGTAGTGGAATGGATCAAACAATACATGGAGGAAACAAGTGTCGGACAAGTCGCGTAAAGATATACATGATGATTGGAAAGTTGATGTCAATGACTATAGTTTCTTTGATAAACTTTGGCAAGACTGGGCTCCTGTCTATGAAGTCATTCCTGTTGACCCACAAGTCATGCAGGATTACTTGGATGATCCTACGGACGAGGAACCTCAACCTACAACTGTCGAATATGATCCATTAGATAAAGCTGACAATGTTGTTCGTAATGTGATCACCTCCTTCAGGGCCTGGGGTCAAGGACCAATCCTTGCAGCTATGAAAGGTCTAGATATTAATTCAGTATCAGATCAAGATACTGCAGATCAAGTTTTGGATTGGCTTGGGGAAAATTACGACACCATTTTCGATGGTGACTATGACTTTAGTGATGTCCCTAAACCTGAAGAGTATACCTATGTCGCAACAGAAATGGAGTTGACATATGAGCCTCAATATTCTGCTGAAGAGAAAACTATTAGGCGAGCATACGGCGGAGGACATTATCCTATTGATGAAGGTCCCGGAATAAATTTGGCTGATTACTCTGATGTTGCTGACCGCAATTCTTTGTATGAACTCGACTGATAAATTATTTTATTTTAATTATGGCATACGGTAGAAGTACTATTGGTGATTACGATCGTAAGAACCCTATTAAAAATTGGCTGTCTGCATATCAAGGTCCACACGGTGGTTTGGGGATGATGTCTTATCGGGCTCTTAAGCGTGATGGATTTAACCCCATGACAATTATGAATGCGTTTGCTGGATCAGGCTTACCAAGTATTGGATGGAGAATGCAGGCAGAGATGGCAAAAGATATGCAGCCACCAGCTCCCACTCCAGCTCCCACTCCAGCTCCACCGCCACCTCCGCCTGAACCTAAAGCTTTGACTACAAAGGCTACTGCTGTTGGAGGTGCAGCACAAGGTGTAAAGATCAAACGATCAAACGCATCTAAGACAGGTAAAAACACACGGGGCACTCGTTCTCTTAACCGAAAACAACGTAATGCCTCTATGCAAATTAACAATTTAAATCTAGCATGAATGCAAAGAAGCGGTATGACGTTTTAAGTTCAAATCGTTCTCAGTTTTTAGATGTAGCACAACAGGCAGGTGATCTCACCTTGCCCTATTTGATCAGAGGTGAAGAAGATCCATCAGGAGGCATGCGTTCACTTAGAACTCCATGGCAATCGATTGGTTCTAAAGGTGTTGTAACCCTTGCAAGTAAATTAATGCTTGCACTTCTTCCTCCACAAACTAGCTTCTTTAAGTTGCAAGTGGATGATCAAATGTTGGGTGAGATGGGTGCTGATCCCTCTATTAAGTCAGAGCTTGATCTTTCATTCGCCAAGATTGAGCGTACCATTCTCGAATCAATTGCAGCTTCAGATGACCGTGTGGTTATTCACCAAGCTCTTAAGCATTTGGTTGTGACTGGTAACGCTCTTATCTTTATGGGCAAGAAAAATCTAAAGCTCTACCCACTTAATCGCTACGTTGTAGATCGTGATGGGAACGGTAACGTAATTGAAATCGTCACAAAAGAACGAATCAGTAAGACACTGATTGAGGATATTCTTCCTAAGCAAGAACCCAATCGTGTTTCAGAGGAGTACAACGCTCAACCAGATCAGTGTGATATCTACACACATGTCAAGCGTGACAACAATCGTTTTGTTTGGCACCAGGAAGTGTATGGCAAAATCATTCCTGGGTCACAAGGTAAGGCACCATTAGATGCCAACCCTTGGATAGCACTGAGGTTCAATACTGTAGATGCTGAGCCATATGGCAGAGGTCGAGTCGAGGAATTCATGGGCGATCTCAAAGCCATGGAATCCTTGAGCCAGGCCCTGGTCGAAGGCTCAGCAGCAGCGGCTAAGGTCGTCTTTACAGTTAGTCCCTCAAGTACAACTAAACCATCCACACTTGCACAAGCAGGTAACGGTGCAATCATTCAAGGCAGACCTGATGACATCGGTGTTGTTCAAGTAGGTAAGACAGCAGACTTTGCTACCGCATATCAACTTGCACAGACACTTGAACGTCGTCTATCAGAAGCCTTTTTGATTCTGTCAGTAAGACAGAGCGAACGCACTACTGCTGAAGAGGTGCGTATGACGCAGATGGAACTAGAGCAGCAACTTGGCGGCCTTTTCTCTCTGCTTACTGTGGACTTCTTAGTCCCTTATCTCAACCGTAAATTGTCAGTCTTCCAAAAGACTGGTGAGATACCCAAGATTCCTAAAGGTATTGTCAAGCCAACCATTGTTGCTGGCATTAATGCTCTTGGTCGCGGTCAAGACCGTGACAGCTTGGGACAATTTATGACAACTATTGCTCAGACCATTGGTCCTGAAGCATTGACTAGATACATCAATCCTGAGGAAGTGATTAAGCGTCTCGCTGCTGCTCAAGGTATTGATATTCTTAACCTTGTTAAAACTGAAGAAGAGTTGCAAGCAGAAATGCAGCAACAGATGCAGCAACAGCAAGGTATGGAAATTACCAAACAAGCTGGACAGTTTGCTGCCGTTGAACAGAAAGCTAACGAAGCTGAAATGGCAGCGCAACAAGCACCAGCTGAATCACAATAATTACTGATGACAACACTATCGTATGACTCATCCGAGTCAGCTCCTGGTGAGCTTAATGCTGAAGAGCAAGAATCTTTGGCGCTTGGCGAACAGATGGAAGCAGAGCAGAATCAAATGCTTGCTGGTAAGTTTAAAGATACAGAGTCACTTGAGTCTGCTTATCTAGAACTTCAGAAAAAACTTGGATCCTCCACTGAGACAACCGAAGAACCTGAATCGCCAGATGAACCTGTAGATGCTGAAACCTCAGATTTTCTAGAGACTCTTTGGAATGAATCTAAAGATGAATTTTCTCAAGAAACTCTTGATGCATTGTCAAACATGAATGCCAATCAGATCGCTGATATGTATCTTGACTATAGAGAAAGTGTTCAGAACAATTCTGCACCGTCAGAGTTTTCTGACGAAGATATCAATGCTCTTCAGCAATCTGCTGGTGGTGAAAAAGAATATACAGCAATGCTTGAGTGGGCAAAAACAAATCTTTCTGAACAGGAAATAGAAATGTATGACGCTGTGATGGGTCGCGGAGATCCGCAATCAGCGTTCTTCGCCATCCAAGCACTCAGCTATCGATACAACGATTCGGTAGGTAGTGACGGCCAGATGCTCACTGGCAAGCCTGCTACGGACACTAAGGATGTCTTCCGTAGTCAGGCTGAACTCGTTAATGCAATGAGTGATCCGCGTTATGACAGTGATCCTGCATACCGCTCAGACATCCTTTCAAAACTCGATCGTTCAGATCTCAACTTCTAATTAATTATTTACAATGAAAATTCTTGCTATCCTCCCTGCCGCTCTTGTGGCTGCAACACCCGCTTTCGCTGGTCCTTATGTAAACGTCGAAGCTAATTCTGGTTGGTCTGGTACTGACTACGGCGGTACTGTGATTGATAATCACGTGGGCTTTGAACGCTCTAACTGGTATATCCAAGGCGGTCCTTCTATTGTCTCCCCTGATGGTGGCGACAGCACGGTTGAACTGTCTGGTAAAGCAGGTGGTTCTGTGCCCCTAAGTGACAAGCTCGGTGCTTACGGTGAAGTCTCCTTTATTACTGGGGACGACAACAATAATTATGGAACTAAGTTGGGAGTTAAGTACAACTTCTGATGAATAACTTTTCTGTGACTCGTAACGAAATTGCAGAGCAGTTGAATGGTCGCCTGGCAATGCTGGGCGTCGTTGCTGCTCTTGGTGCTTATGCACTGACTGGACAAATTATCCCTGGAGTTTGGTAATGCCAATGGTTAATGGTAAGAAGTATCCTTATACCAAAGCAGGTATGAAGGCTGCCTCTACAGCAAAGAACAAGAAGTCCACAAAAAAACAAGCAGCAAAAAAGTACTAGAAAAAGTAACTATTTGAGGAGGGTGGGAGGTTACTTGTAATTATTTAAATGGCTACTACAATTATTTCACAACGTAGAAATACACCCTGGGAAGAATTTTGTTCTTGGGTAACTTCTACTAATAACCGTCTTTATATTGGGTGGTTTGGAACACTGATGATTCCGTGTCTCCTTGCTGCCACTACTTGCTTCATCATCGCCTTCATTGCTGCACCTCCTGTAGACATTGATGGCATTCGTGAACCCGTCGCTGGTTCTCTTCTTTATGGAAACAACATCATCTCCGGCGCTGTCGTGCCTAGCAGCAACGCCATCGGTTTGCACTTGTACCCTGTGTGGGAAGCCGGTTCTCTTGACGAATGGCTTTATAACGGCGGACCGTATCAGCTCGTGGTCTTCCACTTTCTGCTCGGTATCTTCTCTTACATGGGACGAGAATGGGAACTTAGTTACCGATTGGGAATGAGGCCCTGGATCTTTGTTGCATACTCTGCTCCGGTTGCTGCGGCGACTGCTGTCTTTCTTGTTTATCCCCTTGGACAAGGTAGCTTCTCTGACGGTATGCCTCTTGGCATTTCGGGAACCTTCAACTTCATGTTGGTATTCCAAGCTGAACACAATATACTTATGCACCCTTTTCACATGCTTGGTGTTGCCGGCGTATTTGGTGGGAGTCTTTTCTCAGCTATGCATGGCAGTCTTGTCACGTCTTCTTTGGTTCGTGAAACCACTGAAGAAATTAGCCAGAACTATGGTTATAAGTTTGGACAAGAAGAAGAGACGTATAACATCGTGGCTGCACATGGTTATTTTGGACGTTTGATTTTCCAATATGCTTCATTTAACAATAGCCGTTCACTCCACTTCTTCCTTGCCGCTTGGCCTGTCGTCGGCATTTGGTTTACAGCTTTGGGTGTCAGCACTATGGCTTTTAATCTTAACGGCCTTAACTTTAACCAATCGGTCCTGACACAACAGGGTCAAGTGGTTAACACATGGGCTGATGTATTGAACCGTGCTGACCTTGGACTTGAAGTCATGCACGAAAGGAATGCTCATAACTTCCCGCTTGATCTTGCTGCAAACAACATCGTACCTATCGCACTAAAAGCTCCGGTCGTTGGATGATTGCTCTATTTTTAACCTTGGCAGTGCTATCTGCCGCAGCTTATATCTTTTGGGATCTTAGACCTAGTTCACCTAGGCATAAAAGATTTCAATAGCGTCCGTTCATCTTCTTACTTATGGAATACAACATTAGAGTCAACGATGCCTATGTTGAACTTATGCACAGGGCTGTCTCATTCTATTTAGATAAGTGGCCTGGTGGTGACCCAGTTGAGCAAGAGGCTCTTTTGGTTCTAAAGGCTGAACTAGACAAACTGAAGCTCGAAGTTTTGTTTGACACTATGTAGGAGACGCATGCTACCCAAGGCATGGAACGGGGTCTTGGGATCTCTTCGGAGGTAAACACAATGACGAAACTTGAACTCAAGCAACGTGTCCGTGAGCAGCAGCAAGCTGCCAAGGAACTGAAGCTCAAGTATCGCGGTGTCGCATACAAACGATGATCCGTTAAAGCGGGAGGCAGGGTGCAATCCCCTGCCCATCAATTGGCATTGGCCCGTACGCGGATACC